GAACAGAAGATATAGAGAGGAGAGAAGATGAAATATTGTCAGGGACCAAGTTGCCATACTTACGATACAACAGACAGGAAACGCGGACCAAAGGGAAACAAAAGAAATCAAACTAGAACTATAGGAACTTATAGTTATGGTAATGGTAATTTCTGTACCTTAGGTTGTCAAGATGACTGGTGGAAACTTCATGGCAATCAGGCTGTCGATCACTTTGGTAGAATACATCAACCAAAAGTATTGACTGAAGAAAACGCGTGGCAACGAGTGTGGAACGAAGCGAGATACAACTACGATACAAACACTACTAACCTTGAACTGCCTAAGTATATTGAAAGGAATACTATGACAGGTGCAGTACGACCATACACAGGTTAACTGTTGACAGGCTATCCTATTTAATGTAGGATAGCCATAACCAACAGAAAGGATAACAATGACAGATAAAATACAAGTAACCAACCCTTACTCAAATGAATCAGCAATGTTAACTGAAGAGGAAAACAAACTATACTTATCTATTAAGTTGGCTGAGTTAGAGGAACGATACGACATAATGCAAAAACAATTAAGCAAGTTTAGTAGAATGAATCCATCAGCTTACATGACTCTACTAGACTAGTAGGATCAAGGACCCTGGTACCAATAGAGGTACCAGGGCCATTTCAAATTTCCAAATTTTATAAATAGTGATTAAGGGGTTACCTCGCCTGATGCGTGTATATATACACTATATACCAGGTTTTACAGATAGATTGCTGTTAAAAACATTATGATGTATAAAAAATATTACAAAAAAATTTTTCAAAAAATTTTTCGAAATGAAAATAGACTTAGATAAAATAAAGAAATTACCCCCTGATATCAAACAGGAGTTCATGAGAGCCTATGTTCAACACAATGAAAAGAAGAAGGTAGAGAATATAAACACAGACTTTTTATCCTTTGTTAAACATGTGTGGCCAGATTTTATCGAAGGATATCATCATAAAGAAATAGCAGATAAGTTCAATCAACTTGCAGAGGGTAAGATTAAACGATTGATTATCAATATGCCACCAAGACATACTAAGTCCGAGTTTGCGAGTTTCTTGCTCCCTGCTTGGATGATCGGGAGAAAACCTAAATTAAAAATTATTCAATCTACCCACACCACGGAACTTGCGGTTAGGTTTGGTCGTAAGGCTAAAAACTTAATGGACTCTGAAGAATACAAACAAGTATTTCAAACTAGATTACGAGAAGATTCTCAGGCAGCAGGTAAATGGGAAACTTCTCAAGGCGGAGAATATTATGCAGCGGGTGTTGGTTCAGCGATCACGGGCCGTGGTGCAGATCTCTTGATCATTGATGATCCACACTCAGAGCAAGATGCTTTGAACTTACAATCCATGGAGCGTGCGTATGAATGGTATACTTCAGGACCTAGGCAACGTTTACAACCAGGTGGTGCGATTGTATTAGTTATGACCCGTTGGAATACTAAAGATCTAACCGGAGCTTTGATGAAAGCACAAAAAGATTTAAAATCTGATCAGTGGGAAGTAATTGAGTTTCCTGCCATCATGCCATCCGGTAAACCTGTATGGCCAGAGTATTGGAAGTTAGATGAATTAGAAGGTGTCAAAGCTTCTTTGAGTTTACAGAAATGGAATGCACAATGGATGCAAGATCCCACTTCCGAAGAAGGAGCTATCATCAAAAGAGAATGGTGGAGAAACTGGGAATATGAAACCCTGCCTCACCTTGAACACATCATTCAAAGTTACGATACTGCATTCATGAAAAAACAATCTGCCGATTATTCTGCTATTACCACCTGGGGCGTGTTTCATGAAAATGAAGACTCAGGTCCACAATTAATATTACTAGACTCTGTGAAAGATAGATTCGAGTTCCCTGAACTAAGACGCGTGGCTAAAGATCAATACGATTACTGGGAACCAGAAACGGTTTTAGTCGAGGCCAAAGCCTCAGGGCTCCCGCTCACCTATGAATTAAGGAAGATGGGGATACCAGTAATTAACTTTACACCAAGCAAAGGGAATGATAAGCATACACGTGTTAACAGTGTTGCACCTCTATTTGAAAGTGGATGCATATGGGCGCCCACCAACAGAGAGTTCGCTCAAGAGGTGATTGAAGAATGTGCAGCGTTTCCGTATGGGGATCATGACGATTTAGTCGACTCCACAACGCAAGCGTTAATGAGATTTCGACAGGGAGGTTTAATAGATCATCCTGAAGATTATGAGGATGAAAAGGTAGAACAGCCTAGGAAGATTTATTATTAATAACAAGGAGTAAAATATGACACTATTTAAAATAGCAAAAAAAGGTTTTGGTTTATTAGGTAAGAATAAAAAATCAACCGATACTATTAAAGTAAAACCTTCTGGTAAAAAAACAGAGACAGAAAAATATCTTAAAAATAGAAAAAAACCTACTACCTATAAAGGAACTGAAAAGGATGATTTTAAAGATGTTAAAGAAGAGTTTAGAAGGATACTTAATGAAAGAAAAATAAAAGACCAAGAAGAACGTATAAATAGATTCATGAAAATAAAACGTTCTAGAAAAAAATAAAGTATCCATGAGTATAAAAAATAAAATTACCAGATTAGAAGAAGCCGGAGTAAATAAAATTTTAAAACTTTTAGGTGGTAAAAATGTAACCGCCGCAGGATTAGGTATTGAAGGAGTCAGTTCTATTTTAGAAATGCTTCAAGGTGTTGGTATGGCTAAAGGTGGTATTGCTAATCAAGGTTTTTCAAACGGAGGAGGAGTGGATACTGCACCAGGGACCACGAAACCTGAAGGACTTTCCGCTTTGCTAATGCAAGATTCCAGCAGACTATCTTTAAGATTATTTGGAAAAGATTTAAATCAACTTAACGCTGAAGAAAAACAATATCTAGAAAGATATTTAGAAAAACAAATAGCTGAAACAAAAAAAGAAGAGGATGATGAATAACAGCGGAGGTAAAAAATCAGGACCTCCTCCTGAAAAAGGTCCGTCTTCACAAGGCTTGAAATACACTAAGAAAAAGAATACAAAGAATAAACGGAGAAAATAATGGCTGATATAGATAAGACGTTGAACAACGTTGAAACTACAATTAATATAGATCCTGAAGAATTAACACAAGAACTTCAAGAAAAACAACAAGACCAAGCGGAGCAAGGACCTCCAGTTGATATTGTTGAGAATGAAGATGGAAGTGTAGATCTTAACTTTGATCCTAAATCAGTGTCCCCGGACCAAGGACAAAATCATTTTGATAACATCGCAGATTTTTTAGAAGACGATATCTTAGGAAGACTCTCTAATGATTTGATGAGTAATTACCAAGACTATAAAATGTCTAGAAGAGATTGGGAAAAATCTTACACCGAAGGGTTAGACTTATTAGGATTTAAATACAACGATCGAACCGAACCTTTTAAAGGTGCATCAGGTGCAACTCACCCTGTATTAGCAGAAGCCGTAACTCAGTTTCAAGCTTTGGCGTATAAAGAATTATTACCAGCGGATGGACCTGTACGAACTCAAGTAATGGGAACAGCGGATCCGGCAAAAGAACTTCAAGCAAAAAGAGTAGAGGACTACATGAATTACGAAGTCATGAATAAAATGACGGACTACGAACCTGACTTTGATCAGTTATTATTTTATTTACCACTAGCAGGATCTGCATTTAAAAAAATTTATTATGATGAAGTAGAAGGTAAAGCGGTTTCTAAATTTGTACCTGCAGATGATTTAGTAGTTCCTTATACGGCAACTAGTTTAGATGATGCAGAATCTATTATTCATATGGTTCGTATGTCGGAAAACGATTTACGAAAACAACAAGTAGGTGGTTTTTATAAAGACATTGAACTAACTCCAGGATCACAAAATGAAAGTGAAGCAGAAAAAAAAGAACGTGAACTTGCAGGAGAAACAAAAACAAAAGATGCAAACGTATTTACTTTATTAGAATTTCATACTGAATTAGATTTAGAAGGTTTTGAAGATGTAGATGCAGAAGGAGAACCTACAGGAATTAAAGTTCCGTATGTAGTTACTATTGAAGAAGCATCTAGAGAAATTTTATCTATCAGAAGAAACTACGAAATAGGAGATGTTAAGAAAAAGAAAATACAATACTTTGTTCATTTTAAATTTTTACCAGGGCTAGGCTTTTATGGTTTTGGTTTAATACATATGATCGGTGGTTTATCTAGAACAGCCACTTCAGCATTACGTCAATTACTAGACGCAGGGACTTTATCTAATTTACCCGCAGGATTTAAAATGCGTGGAATACGAATCAGAGATGACGCACAAGGAATACAACCGGGAGAGTTTCGAGATGTCGATGCACCTGGTGGAAATCTTAGAGATGCTTTTATGCCTCTTCCTTTCAAAGAACCGTCAGCTACATTATTAAATTTAATGGGGGTCGTAGTACAAGCAGGTCAACGTTTTGCTTCTATAGCAGACTTGCAAGTGGGTGACGGGAATCAAGGAGCAGCTGTGGGTACGACCGTTGCGCTTCTAGAACGAGGTAGTCGTGTGATGTCTTCTATTCACAAAAGATTATACTCATCTTTAAAACAAGAATTTAATTTACTCGCTAGAGTATTCAAACTATATCTTCCAGCTGAATATCCTTACGATGTAGTAGGTGGACAAAGAACCATTAAGCAAACAGATTTTGATGATAGAGTCGATATTCTGCCAGTTGCAGATCCAAACATTTTTTCTCAAACACAACGTATTTCTATTGCACAATCAGAAATGCAACTAGCACAATCTAATCCTCAAATTCACAATATGCATGAAGTATATAGAAACATGTATGAAGCATTAGGTGTAAAAAATATTGATTTAATTTTAAAAAGACCCGATCAACCTACTCCTAAAGATCCATCGTTAGAACACATTGATGCCTTAGGAGGTAAACCTTTTCAAGCTTACCCAGGTCAAGACCATAGAGCTCACATGACAGCTCATTTAAATTTCATGGCTACTAATATGGCAAGAAATGCACCGATGATTATGGGCGCATTACAGAAAAATATTTTTGAACACATCTCTTTAATGGCTCAAGAACAGATTGAAATAGAATTTAAAAATGAATTACAACAATTATCACAAATGCAAAAAAATCCTCAAGCAATGCAAGATCCTAATATGCAAATTCAAATTAAAATGCTTTCTGAAAAAGTAGAATCTAGAAAAGCAGTGTTGATTGCTGATATGATGGAAGAATTTATGAAAGAAGAAAAAGAAATTACCTCTCAATTTGATAATGACCCTATTGCAAAACTAAGAGCAAGAGAGTTAGACCTTCAAGCACAAGAAAATGAACGTAAAAAACGTGAAGGTGAGGAAAGATTAAACTTAGATAAGATGAAATCTATGATGGATCAAGAAAACAAAGATGAAAAGTTAGATCAAAACGAAGAATTAGCAAAATTAAGGGCAGATACCTCTATTCAAAAAACTATTTTATCAAAAACAATACCTTCTACAGATAAAATACCAAATAGTGTTTCTATAATTAGGGGCGGAGAATAAAAATGTGGTTTAGTGCAATTAAATTAGCTGTAAACGCAGGTTCACACATTTTTAAGAAGCGTCAAGAGACAAAAATGCTAATGGCAGACGCTCAAATGAAACATGCAGAAAAAATGGCATCAGGAGAGACAGATTACCAAGGAAAGTTACTAGAAGCACGTCAATCGGACTGGAAAGACGAGTTCGTTTTGCTTGTTCTAACGGCTCCCATAGCCATTTTAGCTTGGGCAGTGGTATCGGACGACCCAGGTGCTTTAGAAAAGATGCAATTGTTCTTTAAATACTTTTCAGAACTACCTTCTTGGTTTACTAACTTATGGATACTTGTCGTAGCGAGTATTTATGGTATAAAAGGAACTCAAATATTTAAAGGAAATAAAAAATGAAAATGTATAGACAAAAATTCGTAAAAGGAAAGCTGGTAAAAGATATTGGTTCAAAACTCTTTTCCAAAACTTACAGTAAAGCTAAAGAAAAAATGTATAAATCATTAGGATTAGGCGATGATTATAAGAAAGCTAAAGTAGCAGATAAAAAACCTAAAAGTTTTATGGATATATCAGAATCTGCTGAAAGCATTTTAGAAAAAAAAGCTAAAAAAAAATTAGGAATAAAATCTAAAGATGTTTTTTCATTAAGAGATGAAATGAGAAAAAAATTTGGTTTAAAAGGTGATGCAAGACCAAACAAAGATAAAACATTTAGAGGTAAAAAAGTACCTGGTAAAACTTATGAAGATAGAATGAGATATATTAATAAAATAATGCAAAAAGATAAAACTAAACCACCAGAAGGTTCAATTGTTAGAATTAAAAAAATGGGTGGTGGAATGATGAACCGAAAAATGTATAGCAAAGGTTCTGATTTTGGTATGTTGTCTGTAAAAGCAGGAATTGACCAAAACCCAAACCCTACACAAGCAGATAGAATCGCTGGTGCAAAAATGAAAAACAAAAAGAAAAAATAATGATTAAACAATTAGTCAAAACTATTTTATCTCCCATGACACATTTTCGTAATCTTATGTGTTCTTTGGTTTGTAGAATATTTGGTATTACTCAATGTTTGTGTAATCACGAATGTAATTGCAAGAAAAAGAAAAAATAATGGTAATAAAAAAAACAATATTTGGTTTAGCTAAAAAAGGACTTGGGATGTTAGGTCGTAAAAATAAACTACAAAAAAATGTAGAGATTCTTACTCCAAAACCTTTAGACGGTAATTACAAAAGAAGTAAATTATCTAGTAAGATAGGACAAATGAAAGTTTCTGAGGCAAAAACAACTAGTCAATTAAAAGATGCTACTAGAAAATTAAAAGACACAGACAAAAATTTAAAAAAAACTATAAAGGAGTTTAAAAAATAATGGCTCGTCCAGGTTTATACGCAAACATCGCCGCTAAAAAAGCTAGAATCGCAGCAGGTAGTAAAGAAAAAATGAGAAAAAAAGGAACTAAAGGTTCACCAACTGCATCAAACTTTAAAAGAGCTGCACAAACAGCGAAAAAAAAATAATGGCTAAACTATGTCCAAAAGGAAAAGCAGCAGCAAAACGTAAATTCAAAGTGTACCCTTCGGCGTACGCGAACATGTATGGATCTGCGGTTTGTTCTGGTAAAATAAAACCAGGTGGTAAAAAGGGAAGAACTAAAAAAGCTTTAGGAGGCATGGCTCAAATGTCCGGTATGGGCAAGGCTCGAACCAGATAATGGCTGAAAAAGGATTACGATCCTGGGTCAAAGAAAACTGGGTCGACATCGCAAATAAAAAGAAAGACGGATCCTATCCCAAGTGTGGAAGAAGTGGTGGAGAGAAAAGAAAAAAATATCCTAAGTGTGTCCCTATTGCAAAAGCAAGAGCCATGTCTAAAGGACAACGATCTGGAGCGGTAGCTAGAAAACAAGCAAAAGCAAACACAGGACCTACACCTTCAAGAGCTGCAACATTTGCACCAAAAAGGAAAAGTATGATGGGTGGAGGAATAGTATAATGGCTATGAATAGAGGAAACATGTCTCAACAAATAACTAAAGGTCCTAATAAGAAAAAAATTCCTATGCAAGAATACATCGGGACTTATATACAAGGAGATCTGGGTGGTAAAAAAGTTTCAAATAAAAGTTTAAAAAAATACTACAAAGGATTAGTATAATGCGTAAACAGGATAATATGCCTGCAAGAAATAAAAAAAATTTCAGATCTACAAAGTCTGGAGCAGGTATGACACGAGCCGGTGTTGCTGCCTACCGAAGAAAGAATCCCGGTTCTAAACTAAAAACAGCGGTGACTGGTAAAGTCAAACCAGGATCTAAAGCTGCAAATAGACGTAAGTCTTATTGTGCACGTAGTGCAGGACAAATGAAAAAATTCCCTGAAGCTGCAAAAGATCCTAATTCAAGACTTCGCCAAGCACGCAGAAGATGGAAATGTTAAATGAAAAAAACAAAAGCAAAAATAAAGAAAGTAATTAAAGGTTTAAACAAAGCCTCTAAATTACATGCAGGACAAGCTAAAGTATTAAAAGGAGTTATTGGTGGATCCAAAAAAAGGAACGGGTAAAAAACCTAAAGGATCTGGCAGAAGACTATATACAGACGAAAACCCTAAAGATACA